CCGGTTTCCCGGGTTTGTTTTGTACTTTCTACCAGGATAATTTGGTAGTTTCAGACACGCTAAACTTAGTGGAACCCTTCTCGGCAACTAGGGCACGGAGCTTGAAAAGCTTCAAACCATGCTGTTTACTTTTAACTCGCTGCTTAGGCTTTATTTCACGCCAGGTCAGTCTGTCAATTGTATCGGCATCGTGCCACAGTTTCTCAACCACTCCAAGCAATTTATTCGCTTGTGCCTTACGCATAGTTTTGCGCAGGACATCGAGTGGCAACTCAGTATCGCTTTTGCATCGATTTCTCAGTGTATCCCATAAATATGGGTACTGAGTGATTACAGGGCGATAAACCTTGTGAACACCAACATGCTTAAACGTCCATGTCTGAGCAGCGACCACATATCGTGGTTTAGCTACCCAGTAATACCATGGCATGTTTACATGCGGTGATTCACTCCTAATACCAGAATAATCTGGGAAGGAGGCTGGAACAACAAAGATTTCCCCAAGACACATTAAAGCTTTATCAATCAGCAGTAAGGTCGTGGGAATTTCAGATGCATCCCACCGGTTCAACAAACCGGATCTGAGTTTATACAAAAAGGCTCTAAAAGATCGATCACTAAGGTGCTGACTACTACCCTCGATGTTACAAGGGCGTACGTCGATCCCATGGTAAAAATCTGCTCCACAGGACTCTCGGAAATGACTTTGAACATAAGTTTTATCTAAGTTCATCTTAAGCCGCAGTCCAGGAAACACAGCAGAAACATAGCTGTGAATCTCAGACGGATATATGAGATCATCTCCATATACCGATACACGACCTTTCGTCACACCAAGAAGCTCTTTTATAGCTTGAACTAAGCCGTAAAAGACCAAAGTTTGTAATGTGAAAGTGAATCCGATACCCATACCCGCAAATGAGGGTTGCCAAATTAATGGCCCCTTACCATCTCGCTTTATGTATGGAATCCGACCGAGCTTAACAACACTCAACCACTTCCGGGGTAGGACCCAATTTAACAGATCCCAAAGTATTGATGCGGATGCCACTGACATATCGCCAGTTGCATGTTTCCGATCAACACTAGCTCCCTTAACCCTCTTCTTATGCCATTCTTGTAATCGGCGTATTGGAAGGTTAGCATCATTTAAACGCAATTCGAACACTTTACCGAGTCCATTAGAAAAGAAACTTCCTAAGTGAGTATCGGGAGTAATTTCTCGTAGCGCTTTCCAAGTCTTTGGCACGAGTGTCTGCGCCAACCAGTCCACCACAATCATTGCAGGGGGCCTATCGTCAGTTTTCACGTCAGATTTCCTTCCCTCGATGATACTTGCCAACAGAGGATCCGTTGGTAAGTAGCGGTCTTTAAACCATTTGTGATGTTCTCTGGAGCCAGTGATATTACCGCTCAGCTTAATGTCTAGGTAGGCATTAGCAAAGCTGGTACCCCTATTGGCTTTCTTCCCAAACCGACAATTATCCATGTGTTCCTCCTCATCATACTCACCCAGAATACCAGATATTATTTTCCTGGCACGCTGGAGTACAGGCAGAGTATAGCCTGTTGAGTTTAGAGAAGTACCGGCTAGCCGCTCAAAATTCTCAGCCTGTTTTTCTAGCTGATTATTAATAAGCTCTTTGTCGGTATACATGTCATTTGCGAATCGGTAACGCTTCAAAAATGTCTCAAGTTGGTATGCGCACTTATATAGGTGGGGTTGTATTCCCTCCTTGTTTGGCCACACATATTCACGAAAGCCGGCAATGTCGCCGGATAACATTAACCCAAGTGCCGGTTGCCCGAGTCCTGGGTGCAAAGCGCGGAAGTCTTTGGCAAGGCTCAACCATGCAGAACGCATGATTTGGTCTGTACAATGACCTTTAAAGCCACAATCTTTTGTCCGTCCTACATACATAGAATAACTCCATGAATGGGTTGTGAAACAAAGAAGCAAGACCGCTACTGTAGCGGCATGCCCATTAATACTAGTACAAAGCGGACACAGTCCATAACCAATGTACCAAGTACAAGCAGAATCGTCTGCATATCCACAGGCATTTTAAGCCAGTGAACCGAATTTCCAGAAGTTATCGAAATCAGAGTCAAACAGAATCTGAGCGGCAACTCCATTAGCAGCAATAACATCTGCTGCAGGAACTTCGGAATGGACAGAACGTTCAATGTATATTTTATTGAACTGAATCTTACCCAATGAATCAATGGACGGGAATACAAAAGACACTGTCTTTTTGTCCTTACCGTAATAACCATTCAACAATGGGGCGGGGGTGTATTTGAAGGTTGCAGACTTTCGAATGCGCATATCAAGCTGGGTCATATCAATGACATGAACACCATTCTTTACAGCATTCGGATTTCCGTCACAGGTGAAAGTTGTTGAAGTTCCACCAGTTGCGGAAACAGTTGCACCGACCAAAATGGCACTAGTTTGTAGTGACATAAATTCTCCTTACTTGTAAGTGTAACGACCAAAGTACTTGGGTAAGTTACGTAACAAGCGTGGTTTTCCAGGCAGCAAAACGTCCTTGGACACATGTCCTAACATTTTTCCCACCGTGGATTTAAAAGTTAATGCCAACGCATCCAATTGATGCTTTATTGACAAATGTTCTCGACGCCACGCTGGCGTGAGAGGAAGTCTCGCTTTTGTAGTCCTAGTTAACGTTTCCCGCTCGATAAAGAACGGGGTCGGTTCTATGGGCCAAGTCTTACCGATCCATACATCTTGTGCTGATAAACAGCTCCAAGCGAAGTTTTCGGTCGTTTTAAGTGAAGAGATACATTCCTCCACTTCTAACCAAGGCTTTGGTTCAATGGCATGTAGCCATGAACCCAAATTTGAGAACCAATCAAGAACAAAGGAAAAGGGTGTCAGCTCATAAATCAATGACACGATCTGTGTCGGGCTAATCCCTAACTGCGCAAGCAAATATGCATCATCCATATAAGGACGTATGCGATAGTAAACTTTTGCAGTCACCTCATGCTCCCACTCTTTCTTCAGCTGCGCCGTGACTTGAAAGCCAGGCACAGGTTTTACGAACGGTTGTGAAACCGACGATGAGGAAAGAGCAACCTTATGCTTCGAAATCCGAAGACGATTACTCGCCTTCTTCGAAGACTGCGAAAACAAAAACGCAGCCTTGGCCATATCTTGAGCCAATGGGTTGATACCATATCGGTATTCTAACCACTGATCGGACATAGCTTCACCGAGATTCCGAGACACTCTGCCTGTATGTTGGAGTACTGATCTTCGCATACGACCTTTTGAGTCGCGGAAAACTTTCTTCAACAATTTGACAGATCCAGCTAATGGATGTGTAAACATTTTGACAAGTTGGTGAAAATCACCAAGCGTTTCACCGCCCCCAACATCAGGGGTGCTGAGCTTGGCAAAAGCCTCCGTTATCGCAATGTCTTGCATCCATTGTGGTGCGTAAATTGCCGATAAATCAAATGGGTGGGAAGCTTGAGCTACAGCTGCCCCAATTGGTCCTGTCAAAGTTTGACCTGGCCAATTCCATCCAACATCGGACTTAAGTTCACTAACACCGTAACCTAAGCACTTCGTTTTAACGATCTTGACATCATTTCGTTGTCCCCGCGGCCGCTTTTCAAAAGTGGGCGTTGAGAAATACTCAATGATACGTTGCTGATCTCCAAATAAATAGAGATACGATGGAACCGTGTACCCTGTACCATTTGTGTACAGTGCACTATAATTAAGTTCCATAAAACGCAAATACTGTCTAAATCGCTCCTTCGGATATAGCATTAAGTTACCTCGCCTGAAAAGGTGATAGGACTCCCCCCTACATGGG